ATCTTTGGTTCTTCTTTAGAAGATTATCATGAACAAGGGTCTAAGATTCTTGAGTTGTTTAGAGAACAAGGCTTGCTTCGCTTGAATGCTCGTGGTGTTACTCGTAGAGCTGTTACGGATCTTGACACAGGACGTCCTTCAGGTTTTTGGAAAGACACTGTTTCTAGAGAAGTACAGATTCTTGATCCTACTATGCTAAAGTTGCAAGATTACAATCGTAGAATTGAATTGAGTAACCGACTAGGTGTAGATCGTCCTGAGAACAAATACTTTGTAGTACCCGGTAAAAAGACTTATGTAGATGCTAGAGGACGTGATACAGGTGTTCCTGTTGTTACCCGTTCTGCTTTTTCTAAGTTTGATGAAAAACAAATCGACGGTGACTTTGCGGATATGTTGAACCATACTATGAGTTTCCGTTATGAAGTAGATGATGAATTTTCAAGTTTCATGGACGACTTAGCTCGTTTCAAAGACCAGAGAGGTAATGCCGCATACTATGACTCAATTAATGGCTTTCGTGAAGAAATTATCAGACGAGGAGACCAAGGCTACGGTCTTATGGAAGCTATCCGCTACTACCGGGCCAATGGAAAGTCTTTCACCGTACATGCCCGTATTGATGGTCGCGGTCGTGTCTACTATAATGGCTATTTAACACCTACTGGGGGTGAAGTAGTACGTCCTTTCATTAACACTGCACATGCTGTTCCAATGACCCCACAAGGGCTACATCAGTTAAGGATTCAGATGGCTGCAGTTATTGGACCCGGTACTGAAGCACTTACTGAAGCAGGCCGTTTAACAATCTTCCAAAACAATGAAAAGTCTATCCTTGAAGTAGGTGCACTACTTAGTGCTAAGACACAACGAGATCGTCGTATTAGAGAATTTCTTGAGCATCCTTTGATCCAGTCTACAGATGCTGCAGAGGTTGCTAAGATTGCTCGTTTTAGTCTTGAGTACTATCGTGTGTATCAAGCAACAGGTGGTGACTTTAGTCCTGCTAAGCTAAGACTATACAAGTCTAAGCTGCTAGGAGAAGCTGACGCTTCCGCTAGTGGTCTACAAATGATTGCTCTTGCTACAGGCGACCGTGGTGCTGCTATTACGTCTAACGTGCTACAATCAGTTAAAAAGAATCGAATCTACGACCTTGTTGCTCAAGATACTGTTGCCGACCCTCGTTTCCAAGAACTAATGGATGAACTAGGGTTAGACCTTACTTGGGAAGACATTAACAAAGCAGCCAAATATCAAGTTATGATCTCTTTGTATGGTGCAGGTAAAGCTGGACAAGCTGCTCGAGTTGCTCTTGAGCTATCTAAAGTTCTTCGTAAACAAGACATTCTTGTTACTACCCGTGCTGAATACTTAGCTCTGGCTAAACAGATTGACGTAAAAATCAAGGAAGCCAAAACTCTTGGTGCTACAGATACTCAAGCTGACCTCTTAGCATTAAAGAAAGAAATCCTTGAAATTGCTAATAATCCTGATAAAGCGGTGTCTGACGCTCTCCTAGCAGAAGCTGCTGAGATTCATCCTGCTCTTGCTGACTTCGTTTACAAGTATAGTAACCGTAGAGGTCCCCAAGTTGGTCCCGATCATTTCAAGCGTATTGCTGCGATTATGTCTGAAAAACTCTCTGAACGTGCTCCTGTTACAGATAACTACATTGACTTTTGGAAGCGTGTAGGTCAAGACTATGCTCGTGCTACAAAGAAAGTTCGTATTCCTTGGGTCACTTTCGACGGTAAGAAACTTTATCAAGACTATCGACCTAAAGTACAACAAGAAATTCGTTTCTATGATCCACAGTCAGGACGTTATGTTCGCAACATCTACCAGATGTCCGCTGAAGACGGTAAGCTACTAGGTAAAGGTCAAGTCGGTGATGTTCGTCTAGGTCTAGGAGTTAACGGCACTCACGCTGACGACGCTAGCGTTGTTAGACAAATTCATCTGTGGGGTCGTAAAGTAGGTATTCCCACCTCAACGATCCATGACGCTGCTGCGCTAAATATTAACGAAATTGATCCACTACTTGCTGAAGTAAGGGAGATCTATAAACGTTTTGCTCAGTATCCAAAAGTGAAGAAAACACTTGATGCTCTTCGTGAAGATGGATTACCTGATGAGCTATACTTTAAATATCTCAAAGAAGCTGAAGATCTTGGCTACTTTGATCCAAAATTTAAACCAGAAGAAATTACTGCTCCATTGCGTACAGGCTATGACTACTACGGTTGGGGACCATAAGGTACAACATGTCAGATAAAATTATTAATATTTTCAATAAACAACCAGTAAATAATGTTGAAGAATTAAGCGAGGTTAACGAGATCATCGATGACCTTAACGAAATGAAAGATAACATTTCTGAGCTACTACTAATTGTTTTAACAAAAGACGATGAAATGCTTGTTAAATCAGGTAACATGACTCGAGAGTCAGCTTACTTTGTTTTAGGGCTGGCTCAGTTAAACGCTTTAACTCAATAGGAGAGTAAAATGAAAAAACCCAAAAGGAGTATGACTCCACAATCAGCAGCTGCTCTTGATAAAGCAGGTCTAACTGCTCGTTCAGGCGCTGCTCGCTCAACCTCTGGCAAAGTAGCTGCTGGTCGTCGTGCTAAAGCTAAATCAGGTGCTTCACGTTCTGTAGCAGGTAAGGTAGGCACTGTTGGTCGTGCTCGTGCAAAGACCTCTTCACAAATCGCTGCTGCTCGTCGTAACATTGCTAAAGCACAACAAGCTGCTCGTCGTAAGCTAGGTGGTACAACTGCTCTACGCGTTAAAGTAGGCGCTCGCCGTCTAGTAAGCAAAGCTAAAGTTGGTGTTCTTAAAGCTCGTGTAGCTGCTCGTAAAGTAGTAGCTCGCGTTCGGAAAGCAATGGCATAATCCACCTCTTAGCTATAAAGAAGAGGGGGAGAGAATCCCTGGGGTAGGAATGGAATTTATTGTTCTGTTTCTACTCCTTCCTCACTTTCCTTTCTTTTTCTGAGGTGACTAGATGACTAAAGATTATGAATTGTATCATGGTTGTCCTTGCCCTTCTTGTAAAAAAGGAAGATTAGTAGAAGCAACAGTATGGAACCACAGAGAAGGTATTCTTATGTGTAATTCCTGTTTCTTCACTTCCCAACCCCCGGAGTATAAGTATAAAAAATGAAACTAAAAGAATTTAAAGAATGGTTTGCTGACTTTGCTGCTGGTATCCCTGTTGAAGGGCCTAACTCAGCACAATGGAAGAAACTAAAATCTGTTGTTGAAACTCTAGAAGTAGAAGCTGAAAAACCTGTGGTTAAAGCTCCTGTAGAGAAGAAATAATTACTTATTGGTTGAAATGAAAAAGTGTAATTGTTGTAATATAGAAAAAGACCTATCTGAATTTTTTAAACAAAATAAAAAGAAATCAGGCTATTATTCTCAATGTAAATCATGTACTTACGCAGTACAAAAGAAACGAAGAGACTATATGCTTGAATTAGTGAAACGTTATAAAATGAAGAAAGGCTGCGAAGAATGTGGCTATAAAGGTCATTTTGCAGCATTACATTTAGATCATCTAGATCCCTCTAAAAAATATTTAGCAGTGTCAAGTATGCAAACGCATACTATTTCTAAAGTTAAAAACGAAATTAGAAAATGTAGAGTATTGTGTGCGAATTGTCATGCGGTTCATACTCATTTTCAAATGCTAAATAGACTAAAATCAAGTGTATAGGGCTTAGCCCGCGAGTTCGCCTAAGTGGACCGCTTGATAACAAGACCTTTCACGCTTCTTACTCTTACCTTGTTAATGATATAGCGCACCCCGAAGGGTTACTAAAATTGACGGTGTGTCAATAGTCGTCCGGTTGGACTTTAAACAACCGCTCTATGTCGGATTAGTGTACTGGTCGCACGTGACTCTCCAAAAGTCAAAGATAGAGTTCGATTCTCTAGTCCCTCGCCAATGTAACAAAACCATAGACTAAAGAACTAAAGTTGTACCTTCTAGTTCATTACAATGCTGTGCAAAAGGAAAATATATAACTATGGCTGATCAACTCGACAATGATGTCAATGATGATAACGAAGACAATGATAACAACTCCACCCCTGATGACCTTTCTCAAAAGAAAGCCTCTCTGAAGGAAGAGCATCAAGCTCTACTAAAACAAATGGTGGCTGAAGAGCTTAAGACAATGAAGGCTAATGTTGACAAAGCCTACAAAAAAGCTGAAGAAATGGCGCGTGAAAATGCTCGCCTAAAAGCAGACGTACAAGAAAAGCAGCGTAAGCAGCTTGAAGACGAAGGAAAACATTACGAAGCAGCTAAGTTGAAACTAGCTGAAATGGAAGAACGCGAAAAGATCCTGCAGGAAAAGCTGACTTCAATTACTCGAGATCGTGAGCTTGAGAAACACCTTAGCTCTCTCGACTTCCGAAACGACTTCGCTCGTGAAACTGCTTTCAAAACAATTCTCCCTGAGCTTGTCCAAGATGACGACGGTTCATGGGTCCACAGGTCTGGAGCTAGTATTACAGACTATCTCAAGGCTTTCGCTAAAGATCCTCAAAAGGATTTTCTCTTTAAACCTAAAGAAAACTCAGGTGCTGGTTCAAATTCTAACAAGAACTCAGCTTCAGTATCACGTCCAAAGTCTCTCTCTGGAATGTCAACTGAAGAACTTCTTGCTTTAGCTGAATCAGGTAAACT